AGGGTATTATGAGCTTCCAGCGAAATGCTGGCAGCAATAGTGGACACCATGAGATAGATATGGGTTGGGGCGGCATCGCCATGATGAACGCTGATACCGGGGATACGTATTGGCATGGTTCTTCGAACGGTAATCTCGGTATTGGAAGTAGAGGCAGCTCACATGATGAGCAGTTGACTGTCTATGGCACTTCTTGGTTCCAGGGTGCAATGTGGGGTTCTAGAGATGCGATGGCCACCACATCATCTGATGCTAATATGCGTATATTCACAGGTGGCTCCAGCACTAAAACTCCGATAGCAAGATCCACCTCTTCTGCTAGATATAAGACAGACATCGAGAGTGCCTATATAAACACGGATGACCTAATGGATCTTAGGCCAGTATGGTTCCGCGACAAGAAAGAAGCAGAGGAACAGGGAGACCAAGCTCGACTTCGATTGGGACTCATCTCCGAAGAGGTGGCAGGTGGCCCATTAGATGTGCTTGCAGACTATAATGAGGAAGGCAAACCAGAGGCTGTTTACTATGCTAAACTATCGGTGGCGTTACTTTCGGTTGTGCAGCAGCAAGTTAAAAGAATTGATAAACTAGAAGAGACCATTAAAACGCTAACCGCATAGGAGCAGCAATGGCTGATATTCCAGAAGAAGTACATCAGCTCCCAGATGGAGCATATATAAATATAGACATCACAGATACAAACGTAAAGTATGATACAAATCTCACAATCCCTGAAGTCATTTTCTGGCTTAGGGTTGTTGAGAGTATGGCGATGAAGAAGGTGCTACCAGATGAATGACAATATGCAAGTGGATGTTAGCAAAGTTATTCAGAAGCTACAAAGCAAGCTTGCGGAGGCTATGACCAACTCTGCAATCATGGAAGCGCGAGTCGAGCAGCTTCAAGATAGGTTAAGGGAGTTAGAAACTGCCGAAGTCGCTGATGACGAGTAACCTATAAAAAGATGTTCTTTCTAGCCCGAAGGTTACTACTGAGGGTAGAGGGTTGGCTTATTTTATCAGTTTATATAGCTTAACTTATTTTATACATCTTTAGGTAGGGCTGATGCTAAAAGAACTTGTTCCGTTCGGTTTCCAGAATAGAAAACAATCACCATCAAAGACGGCTCAGATAGTCCCTGCCAACAGTGATGTAGCACGACTGTTCAAGGTCGTCGCTCTTGCTATGGGGTTCAGTGCTGGGTGGACGGATGGTCGTCGGACCACTTTCGAAGCACCCCCATATGATTTCGACCGTATCGTTAAAGCGGTTGATACTGATTCTTTTGTGAAGCAGGCATTCCTTAAATATAAGGAACTACTCTGGAAAGAGGGTTGGGATCTTGTAGGTGAAAATGATGAGTCTGTAGATTTCGTTTATGAGCGAATTGATTATATGGAATTCGCGATGGGCCGACCATTTCAAGACCTGCTCTCAGATATAGGCGATCAGCTTTTAAAGTTTGGTAACTGTTTTGTTGCTAAGGCTCGCGGAGATTTGGATCCATACTTCCCCACAAGTCTTAACCCACCCAATGGTAAAGAGCCGATAGTTGGCTATTACATCATCCCTGCAGAGACTGTAGAGATTCTTCGCAATAGCCATAACAAAGTTCTGGGATATCGTCAGCGCATCGAGAACTTGGTCGATGGTTTCTCTGATAGACGTGCACCCCGCTGGAAGGCAGAGGACGTAATCCACTTCGCAGTTGATAAGAAGCCCGGTCGCGCTTTTGGTACACCATTCGTTGTATCAGTTCTTGACGATGTGGTTGCCCTTCGCCAGATGGAAGAAGACATTCAGAACTTGGTTCACCAAGAACTCTTCCCCCTATATAAGTATAAGGTTGGAACACCAGAGCATCCTGCAGAGCCCCAGGAAGTAGAAGAGGCTGCTGCCGAGTTGGCCAATTTGCGTTCAGATGGTGGTCTTGTTCTGCCTGACCGGCACGATGTTGAAGTTATCGGCTCAGAGGGTAATTCTCTAGATGCTGGTGAGTATCTACGTCACTTCTTGTCGAGGGTGACTACAGGGCTTGGGTTGTCGGCGCACCATCTAGGCATTATGAACGAAGGCGGCAACCGTTCGGTTACAGACAGACTCGATATTGCGTTGTACGATAAGGTCAAGAACTATCAGCGTTATATAGCTGACATGGTTCGCTTGACGATTCTCAGTGAGCTGCTTCTTGAAGGTGGTTACGACCCCATTGTGCACCCGATGGTGGCAGGAGAGTCGGATAGGGTTGAGTTCCGATTCCGCGAGATCGATGTCGACACCCAGGTGAAGAAGGAGACTCATTCACTACAGAAGTTTGCAGCTCAGGCAATCTCGTTGCCAGAGCTTCGACTTGAACTCAATCTCGACCCAGAGGTGGAAGAGAATCTACTACAACAGGCGATCATGGCCAGACTTCAGCCCCAGCAAACCAAAAACGATGATGGCACAACCACAGTTCAGGTACCCGAAAAGCCAGATGCTCAAACCCCATCTTCAGGGGGGCGTGCCAATTCCCGCAACACCACGAGAAGTGTCGGCAACAAGACGCGCCCATCAAACCAGCATGGACGCCGCAGTTCTCCTAACATTAGGCATAGCGAGATGGATGACAATCACCTAGACGAACTGGTATCATTGATTGACGGAGAAGAAGACGACTTCTAGGAGTTGAAATGGCGATTAGAGAAAAGCTAGTCCAGAGATATCCTCACGAGTTGAATCCAGATGCGGAGCAGGGTTTTGCAGATGCGGTTCATAACAATCAGGTAAGTTTGGCCATGTACTACATGATTGAGCTTGTGTCTGATATGCAAAAGGACATCGAGGAACTCAAGGCAAAAGAGTCCAAGCCCGCAGCTAAGAAGAGCACAGCAAAGAAGACTGCTGCTAAGAAAACAACCGAAGCTGCTAGCACAGAAGAATAATGAACGAGCGCTTCTACATTGTCGAGTTCTCCGAGGAGAACATTATGGCATTGGCGCAGGGGTTGCATGTTCTTTTGGAGAACAATCCAAACCATGTACCTCCTGCAGAAGCGCTCACTCATTTGATCCAACAAACGCCCAATGTTTATCGAAAGGCCTCCAATCATCAGGTCTTTTCGAAGCTTAGTGCCCCCAAAGAGGCAATCGATTTTGATAAAGTGAGTTATATCCCATCATGACCAGAGTATTAATCGGTGCGCCCGTCTACGATAGAGCCTGGATTCTGAATGACTGGTTCGCAGCAATCGAGCAACAAGATTTCCCGTTAGACCAGATAGGTTTTATTTTTGAAGCTGCTCCAAATGACGAAGAAACAGTAAACTGTTTGATGGAGTGGCATTCCCGGCATCCTGAAGTTCAGTGTTTCGATGTAGAGATTAACACAGTCACAAAACACGAGGCTCATCCAGAAGGTAAGCGTAAATGGACCCGTGATAGATACCATGACATGGTAGCGTTCAGAAACAATCTTCTTGACAGAGCTATCAACCATGATTTTGAGCGATACTTCTCATTGGATACAGACATACTCCTTGAGGACCCAAAGACAATAAGTGAGCTGGCTAGTTTCACTCAAGCTCCTGTTGCAGCTTCACCTTTGATGTTCATGACTCCGGCCGGACGGCGCTATCCAAGTGTAATGAGCTGGGTGGGAAGGCCGGGTGTAAGAGCAAAACGTCTACCTGACTATCCGTTGGGGACAACGTTTGAGGCAGATGTTATTATGGCCGCGAAAATGATGAGTCATGACGTTTACCACAACGTGCGATACACATGGCATCCACAAGGTGAAGACTTAGGATGGAGCGCTAATTGCCATAAACAAGGATTTAAGTTATACTCGTTGTCAGGAATTTACGCTCCTCACATCATGTCGAGAGCCATGTTGAAGCAGTACCACCAAGAAGGGGACAAGCGTAAAATCCAGAAAACAACTACGATGAACTTATAAAATAGTGGTTAAGGCATGCTAAACATTACTAGTATCTTTGAGAAAGCTGGTAGCCAGACACTTTTCATTTGATTTTTGGAGCCATTAAATGAGCTTTGAGTTTACAGAAACGCTAACAATTGAGGTACCTGATGTTGAGGAGAAGATTGCCGCGTTTGGCGAGAACGAATACAAAAAGACACATGGCCTGATTATCGAAGTCGCTGCTATCCATGAAGGAATGACAGCGAACTTTAACTATTACCCATCTAAGGCTCTGGAGGAATCTCTAGAGAGCTGGATTAAGCCTTACCCCAAGCCAATCATCATGAACCACGACCCGACTTCAGAACCAGTGGGTCGTGTTATGGCTGCAAAGATGGAAGAGGAAGACGACGGCACACCCTATGTGATGCTTCGGGTTGCTATCACAGACCCAGAAGCTATTGCAAAGGTTTCAGACCAGCGTTATCTCACGGGTTCGGTTGGTGGTTCAGCTAAGCAGGCTAATTGCAGCGTCTGTGGTGCTGACTGGGCAGAGGCCTCCATTCGTAATATCCCATGTAAGCATTCACGCGGTAAGACCTACAAAGGCAAGCTTTGCTACATGGAGATGAATGGTATCGGCTTCAAGGAATATTCATTCGTAAACATGCCCGCCGACCAGCACTCTGGAGTCCGCGCGATGCACACAGCATCTGAAGGCGAGATTCCAGAAGCAGATGACAATTGGATAAGGGCTGCAAAGATTTATTCGCTGAACATGGATAATGAGGAAATCTTAGAGTTCTCAGAATCAGAAGAGAATCTCAATATTCTTGAAGAGAAGTCTAAGAAAGAGGCTTCTTGGATGTACGCTCAGTTTAAGGGTTCTTTCTTGTCTGCTCTGATTGCGGAATCCGAGGAGGGACGTAACGATGAGGAGCTTGATGTGAGTACCAATATCATCAATGAGGAGGAGGAAGACATTCTGGAGGTTACAGAAGGTCTTAGCTCCGATCTGGCTGACACGACTGAAGCCGAGGAAGAGTCTGAAGAAGAGGCTGTGGCCGAGGAAGAGGTTGACTCTGCAGTTGAAGAGACTGAAGAGGAAGTCGAAGAGTCAGAGGAAGAGGTTTCCGAAGAGGTTGAGGCTTCTGAGGACAAGGATGAAGAAGAGGTCGAAGAGGCTGCAGACAAAAAGCCCGAGGCCCAGGAGTCACCACGAGACAAGGATGTAGATCCTGATAACTCAGATGGTGCACCAGTTTCCCGCGAAGACGACGAGGAAGATGAAGTCGTTGAAGAGGGAGAAGAGGAAGAGGTAGTTAACGAGGAGGAAAGTTCTGAGACCGATCTCAACGAGGAAATTGTGACTCTTGAGTCACGAGTTGAGGAACTCGAATCTCGTGAACAAGCTCTTCTGGAGGAAAACGCGAAGCTGAAGGCGGCAATTAAGCGCCAGCTAGCAGAGCGTGTAGTAGATATGAAGGTTGCGCTTGGCCTCATTGAGGCTGAGGATCGCGCTGAGGAACTAGAGGAGCACGCAAAGCGCTCAGCTGGTTCTCTGGCAGATTCGATGCGTGACCTGGCGGGTATGGCAAAGGTCCAAAAGACCGACATCTCGCCGCCTCAGGTTAACAACGAGTCAGCTGCAGTTGCTGAGAACGATGCTTCAGTAGTTGTGGATGATGACGGTGAACTTGAGGAAGATGAAGACAAGGACCCAGAGGACGTCTTCGTTGACGCTCTAATGGGTCGCCGTAAGCTGTAAATTACTCTAGAAGGAGAAAGCTAAAATGGCTTTAGCACAGTTCCGAAAGGTCCACAGCAAGAATGGGTCTGGTCGGTTTGTGGTCTCAGAGGGCATCGCCCCATCTGAGTACCTGCTACCGCACGAGGGCCTGCCAACGCTGTACCACGACATCGAGGACGACCGTTTCGAGATTGTCATCACCAAGGGAACTATTCTTGGTCTCGTTAGAGATGACAATGGTGATTCACGTATCGTTCCTTGCGGTTATGACACTGGCGGATGGGACAACGTCTCTGATGCCGCTAATGTAGCGACACCTATTGGTGCCGCACAGTACGATCTTTACCGCCCGTTCGACAAGGGCACCTCACAGGGTGCTGGTTGGATCACTCACGGATACGTTGAGTGGCCACTAGTCGATGGCAGTGCGGCTACTCCATCAGGACTTGACAATTCAGACCTAGCACCAGGCGACCTTGTTGTAGCCGATGAACTGGGTCGTCCTGTCAAGCGTGATGGGGAAGATGCTGCACTTGTTGTTGGTAAAGTGATTGCTGTTGAAGAGTTCTCTGGCAACTTTGATGATGGTCTGCTTTCATACATGCAGCTACCATCTGACCCTGGTGCCGTAAAAGAAGTTTACTCGCTTACCCAGGATGGCGCTTACTCAGGTCGTCTTGGTATTCGTGCGAACTTGGACGTTGAGAATGTAGTTGGCGCGGTTCGTGTCAACCTAACTCTGTAATTATCAATTAGGAGGAAGCTAGATGAGTAAGAGTGTTAACGAGCTTCTGGAGAAGCTTCCAGCTTGGGAAGCTGCGTTAGCTGAGGATGGACGCGTCGATGAAGAGAATCGGGTAACCATTACCGAGGCCTTCGCGTCACCTGATGCTCCGATTCTATTCCCTAAGGTTATTTCACGCACGCTGAGGGAGGCGGCCGAGCCCCAGTTGCTTGTTACTCCTCTGCTCTCAACCGTGCGCCTTGGGAAGGGTCGTTCATTAGAATTCCCAGCTGTCAACGCAATTCAGGCTGCTGAAGTTCCAGAAGGACAAGAGTACCCAGAGCAGGCTCTCGCATTCGCGAAGCAGGTCGAGGGTAAGGTCAGCAAGAAGGGTGTCAAGATTGCTTTCACAGAAGAGGTCATCGCTGACTCTCTGTGGGACATTGTTGGTCTCCACGTTCGTGCTGCTGGTCGTGCCATGGCTCGCCTCAAGGAGCAGATTGCTCTGAGTCGTTTCCGTGACGC